TTGGGGCGGTGACGCTGGATTCTCTTGGAGTCGTGGCATTGCAACTAGAGAAGCAGATAAGGCTTTGTTTGCTGATTTTGGTAAAGATTATTCTAGAGATGAAATGTCCGTATCTAAGGGTGGTAGCGTTGGTAGCATGGTTTCTTGGAATTCTTCTGGCGGTACAGCAACAGGAAAGATTGTTAGAATTATTAGAAATGGTAAGTACAATGTTCCTAACTCAGACTTTGCAGTAACAGGAACACCAGAAGACCCTGCCGCAGTTGTCAGAGTATATAAAGATGGTAAACCAACAGACACACTTGTTGGACATAAACTTAAGACTCTTAGAGGATAGGTAATGAAGGAACTAATTCATTTTAGTGCTACATGGTGTCAACCATGCAAACAAATGCAGCCAGTATTAGATAAGTTTCTTAGTGATAACCCAGACATTGTTTATACTAAGTATGATGCTGATGAAAATGTAAGCGTTTTCCAGGAACATGAGGTTAGGGGAGTCCCTGCTTTTATTGGCAAGGTAGATGGCAAGGAAACTTTTCACAAGGGGGCAGCCACCGAAGCCAGACTTTCCTCACTATTTGCTTGACAAATACCGCCATATACGGTAAAATATATATATGAGTAAACCAGATTGGGCTACACGCCTACAACGCACATTTAAACGTAAATACGACAAGGGCTATGAAGATGGCTATAACAAGGGCTGGGGTGAAGGCTTTGAAACTGGCAGGAAGAAAGCAATTGCAGAACAACGTAAAGTAATTATTGCTGCTCTTCAAAAAGATATCAATAAAAATAAACAGCATTACAGCACAGGAGTTCTTGCAGGTCTTAATGCATCCATTAGTCTAATTAGGAAAGTAAAGTAATGATTAAGTCAGTTAAAATTGGTCCACAAAAGTTTGACGTTGTTGAACGTGATTCTAGAGAAGATGGTATGCTCAATGATGGTGCCTATGGCTATACCATGGATGGCAAGAACCTTATTGTAATTGCATCTGGTTTGGGTAATGGTAAGCAACAAGTTACACTGCTACACGAAATTCTACATGCTGTTCGTATGAGTTACGATGGTATGTCTAGACCAACTAAAGAAGACGACTTTGAATCATGGGAGCATTACTTTATCGCCATGTATGAAATTGGATTACTAGCGGTACTTAAAGATAATCCAAAACTAGTAGAATGGTTAACTAATGACAAAACAACAAATAAGTAATGATGGCATGGTATGGTTGATAATCATATCTGGTATTTTTATTGTTGCAACAGTTATTACAATGATTGTACAAGCAAACTTACCTAAAGAAAACTGTTGGGATAAGTATCCTAACAATGAAAATCAAGCAATAATTAACTGCGAGGAGCACTAATGGAACACAGTATATTAGATGTAGTATTTGGCGTTGACCATATCATTGCTGAATTCTTTTGGAATGCAGTATTTGCAGTGATTGTTTATGCATTCTCAAAGGCAAGAACGTTACGCAAGATTCACAAGTATGTGGACAGTAAACATAGCATAGAACACGAGGAGTACTAATGCACAAAGAAACAGAATTAACTTTGCCAGTCATTGAAAAAATGATGGAACAGACACCATTTGAAAAGGCTGTATCAAGTAAATATATCGAAGCAGAAAATTTACTGCTTAGTAAGCATAGAGACTATGGACCAAAGAATATTTCTGGTAGTCCAGGGGGAGCAATAAATGGACTTAGGGTACGGATACACGACAAGTTGGCTCGCATTAACAATCTTTATGATTCTGGTGCTACCCCCGAAAATGAAAGTCTTAGGGATTCTTTTATTGATATGGCAAATTACGCACTTATCGCACTATTAGTTCTTGATGGAGAGTGGGATAATGATTAAAGCCCCAGAAGATATAATCATTATTAAGTTAGATAAAAAAAATACAGAGCCAGAAAAGTCTGCCAGCGGTCTTCTTATCATTCAAAGTGAGGCAGACAAGCCAAAAAACATTGGCGTTGCTTTTGCTGTAGGCGAGGGTAGACAATTAAAGAGTGGTGTCCGTGTACCAATGGATGTAAAAGTAGGAGACAGAATCATGTTTAATCCTAATAATGTTATGAAGTTTAAACATGATGGGGATGACTATCTATCTTTATACAGTGCCAGCGTTCTTGCAATACTAGGAGATGAAGATGAAGACGGTTCTAGTGATACCGTGGAAGTCAACTCCTAGCAGAGAAAGACCTTTACAAGCAGTACTTGATTGGTATAAAATTAATCTACCAGACATTGAGATTATTTTTGCTAATGCTTCTGAAGATATCTGGCTTCCTAGTGCTAGTCGTAATATAGGGGTAAAAAGGGCACAGGAGGCTTGTGCAGACGTTATTATTATTAATGACGCTGATACTATACCCGAAATTGAATCATTGCTAGAAGCCATTGAAACCTGTCAAAAAGATAAATTAATTCATTTACCATACAGATATTGTAAATACTACACTATGGTGGAAAGTGAAAAATATTATGATGGCACAGATATCAATTTATTAAAACGCTCCCTACATGATTCTAATGGTGGTGTTTGGGTATTTACACCAGAAACTTGGTGGAGTGTTGGTGGTATGGATGAAAAGTTTCAGCAATGGGGCAAAGAAGATACAGCACTAGAGATAGCACACACAGTTATCAAAAATAGTAAGTTTATTAGGCATGATGGATTCATTTATTGTTTTGGTCATGTTAAACAGATTCAGGACAATGGCTATGAGCAGAGTAATGTTCGTAATACAGAACTTTATAAACAATATTTAAATACTTTTACTCCAGAAGATATGTTGAACTTAGTTAAACAGGTTAAACATAAATAGGAGTTATACTTGTAATATGAATTGTTCATTGTGCCAGGAACTTTTAGTTCCAGTTGTTTACGGATTTCCAACTTACGAGCAGATAATGTCTGCCAAAGAAGACAAGATTGTTTTAGGCGGATTGCCTAGACCTCTTGCCCCTACTCATTTTTGTATTGCTTGCCAGGAAGAGTATCGTTTGGATGGGGACATTCGCACACCCAAGTTTTCTCATAATAAGTAATAATCTTTTTACAGTTCCAATGATGTCCAGTCATGCAAAACCCACAAATTCTAATTTCCAATTTGATGCTCAACAATGTGTGACAGTTTAATTAGGTATCCTTTAGATGGGTTTGGTTCAATATTGCATTTAATGGCTCTGCCACTCTTCTCTACAACAGCCTTCAAATCTTCGGTGGTAGTTATGACAACCATGTTCTCAAGAACAAACGCATAGTGAGTAGCCTTAGATACACTAAGACCAGATGGTTTCCAAGATTGAGAAGCATTATACCAACATTCAGTTTCAATGTATAGGTTGCCTGTTTCTTTCCAACGCTTATCACGCTTCACCTCTACTGTCTCAATGGACAGGATGTTTGCTACTGTTGCTTCGCCTTGCTGACCAAACTTTAGGTCAATGTCAAAGTCGCTATTTGCTGGCATATCAAACCCTAACTAGTTTGCGTTTGATTGAGTCAAACCTGAGTGGATGCTTCTTAGAAGCCTTACCATTCTGTCTATTGCTGTTTCTTGCACCTTTTGCTTTAGCCATTATATATCCTCCTTCACCAACATCAATGCTGTTATGATTACGGTAACAATAGCGGTAAAGAATTCAAGACCAAGCACCAGCCCTGATTTGTAATTAAAAGCAGAGAATATAATAAGTAATACTATTTGAGATAAAGCAAAGAGTGTTCCCCATGTAATTAAGAATGCTAATCGTAATCTAGCCATTAGAACCAACTCCATTCATTTTCTTCATTATCTTCTAAATCCCTAAAAGCCTGAAGTAATTTTTGAGTTTTTCGGACATGGTATCCCATTTGGATAATGTCTAGACCAGTAACCTCTACTTCATCGCTATCGTCTAGCGTAACCACATAGGTGCGGTCAGGGTCAATTACAAATCGTGTTTTATTCGGCATAGAATTATTATAGCACTAACTAAGAAATTGTCCAGAACTTTTTCATATCTGGAACATCGTTAGGATGGATAGCCTTGATGCCAGCCTTTGAATAGGCAGACCTTGCTCCAGCATTATCATCAATGGCTAGAGTTGCTTCTTTTAATTTTTCAGCAGTTTCTGCTTTCCATTTATTTGATTCTTTATATGAATAAGGATTCATCAATAAAGAGTTGTACTTTACTCCAGCAGCCTTGAGTGCATCTACAGTCTCAGAACGCTGACTTCTTTCTCTACCTGTAACTATAACTACCCTAGTTTTAAGTGAATTTATATAATCAATCGTCTTTTGGATTGGTTGTGTCCCATTACGGAGTAGGGTATTATCAATGTCGCATATAATCATATATTCATTATACCAGCAAAAGTTCAGTTTGTAAAGGGTAAAATCGGGCGAAAATATGAGGTCTTAACGCTTGACAAGCAAGCGATTATCCTGTACAATTGATGTATAAGGTCCATTAAACGATAGGAACGTATGCAAACCTTTTTACCATATAAGCAGTTCGATAAGTCTGCACAAGCCCTAGATAATAAGCGATTAAATAAACAGATATTGGAGTCTTACCAGATTCTTAAGGTGTTGTCTAATGATGACCCGAAGGCTGCTTGGCGTAATCATCCTGCTGTTAAGATGTGGCGTAACCATGAGGGACAGTTGTGGCTATATACTATGGCTATGGTTGAGGAAGCAGATGTTCGTGGCATTAAGACTGACAAGAATGTTAGTAATCTTAATGAACTTAAGTCTTGGGCTGGTGATTTGTGGGGGTATGGAAAACCTAAGTGGTATACAAACCCATTTGCAATGGATAGATTAACTACTACACATAAGGCTAATCTATATACTAAGGATTCTATATACTATTTTGAGTTCTATGATTCATTGGCTACATCTAATCCTTGTTGCCCTGAGCGTAAAGAACCTTGTAAGTATTATTGGGTTACACATGACCCACTATTTAAGGAGAACCATGAAACTACTAAAAGTTTTCAGATGGCGAGTTAAGTTAGTTCAGCAAGGATATGATAAGGGCTGGGAGCATGGCTATGAAGCAGGTATGGTTGAGCAGAAGAACCAGATTATAGATTTGTTGTCTAGTCATATTGAGAAGATTGATTGGTTACAGGAAACACCGATAGAAGTGAAAGATATTTTACCTATCGTAAAGAGCCACGAAGAAGAGAAGGAGTTAGTTGGATGGGCAGAATAAAGGATATAGATGCAGAGATGCATGAGTTACCTGACTATGAGAAAGGTATTCAGTTTGAGAGAGAACGTATCATAAAGATACTTCAGGATGAGATAGGTATAGACTATCCACCAATTGATGACATTATCGAGTCTATCAAAAATTTCGGGGAATAAAAAGAACCATCGTAATCCCTAGTATAAAATACACCTAGTAGAAAGAATAACACATGAGCAGATATGTACACACATACAAATATAATAAACTCACACAAGGAACAAGAAAGTATAGTCCTATCAGAGTAAAGTTCTGGCTATGGGGCTTTGAATTTACCTATGAAACAAAGAAGTCTTTAGGTGGATTTGCTATCGCAGACAAACAAAATGTTCCTGATGTCAAGTCAGATGCATTCAAAAGAAAATATCCTAAAGCATAGTTATACACAGGAAATACCCTGAAAAAATACACACATCGTAAAGTTATCCACAGAGTTATCCACATGTTTATCCACAGATAAATCTTACTGATATAAACAGATATCATAGTGGAGCAAAGTGGAGAATAATTGTATGTGTAATTGAGCATATCTAACTATCCTCGTAATCATTTTTGCCAAACATCCTAGCCCCCTATGCCAAACACCCCCTATCATATTTTGTGCATTTTGTCAAGTATTTTAACGATATTGTTATAAAAAACATATCAAATATTAAATAAACAAACATAATATGTATAAAAATGTGCAAAAATTATATAGGTTCGTAATCCCATATCCGCCTATGTGTTTATACTTATACTAGGGGAAATGTGTATCAAGGGTTGTTTGTGTACCCTGGCTCTGCCAGCCCCTTCGGGGGTATATAAAAGAGTGTTCGTAATACCCCTATAGTAAATACACCTGATATAAACTCTGGGGATTTTTTTATGTCCTTCGTAATGTCAAATAAACTTATTTTATATACATAGACTTTGGGGAAAAATATTATACCTTCGTAATGTCTATTTATCAATAGCATGGCTATCATTGTTATGGGATTGTTATAATTTTTGCGCAAAAAAATATACCCCTGCATCTCTGCAAGGGCATATCTAATTAGTTAGTCGAACTTAGAATCTTGTTCAACAATGCTATCTAGGTTTTCTACGATAGCAGGTAGGTCAGACCATAGGTAATGGTAGAAGATACTTTCTATCTCACTAGCCAATACTTCCCACTGCTTATCTGTGAATGTGCGTGAGAAGAATGTCTCTACTTCTGAACGGTGAACTGTGTAATCTACTTTATTTTCCATAATACAATTATACTCCTACTACTGCTGATTGTCAAGGAAGATGTCATCTAATGTTACATAACCGTTATCTGTTTGCTCTAGGCTACCCAGCAATAAATCAAAGGTCTCATTGATAAACTTAGTAGACAGGGCTGTTGGCTTTACAATCTCATTGTCTAGCAGGTATGCCAGAGGAAGCCCTAAGTCATTATAGGAAATGAAGTCAGTAAAATTCTGGTCGTTACGATAGTTCATCCATAGTTCCGCTAGGATACTACATCTATCATCAAATGATGTTGCTGTCATTTTTATTTTCTCTTTCGTGTTTCATTGCTTCTAATACAATTAGTAATCTTCTATATGCTACATTTGATAAGGTCATTGCTAAATACCGTCCAGCAAATTCTAAATCAAATCTTAGGTCTGATATCCAATTACTAAGTATCTCAGCAAACTTTTCTTCTTTTGTTCTTGTTTGTCTTCTCATATTTATACTCCAATATTCTATTATACCAAAAATGTTGGGGAAGCACAAGTAGCAATATACCGCTCATGCTTCCCCTGGTAGTCAGACACAGAAACCCCTAACTGCTCTGACCATTAGTAGGGAGTGTTCTCAACCCACTAAGTCGTGAAGTTTACTTATACTATCTATCTCATATAGAGAGTCTTGACCTTCGATGTCTATACTATAGGGGTCAGGCAGGTCATTTAGGAAGTCGTTTATGTCCTTGCTGATTTCAAGGGCATACAGTTCGTCCCTAAAGTCCCACCAGTCAGTACCGTATTCTAGTTCACTACGGAACGCTCGTATCTTTGCAGTCTCGTTGATGTTACACTTATAAAGGATTCCTGTGTATACATGCGTAACCGCTTCTCCATCTAATATATATAAAGCAGGATTAAGAGTGATTACATCTTCCCATTGGTTGACACCATTCTCGTCATGTCCTAAATCTACAAACCAAACATTTATATCCCAATACTTTGTCATACGATTCGTTGCTCCAGTTCTTCTAGGGTTTCATTATTCCAACTAAGGTTATCATTATACCGCATCTGCTGTGAGATGTCAAGCACATTGTTGATAGCGTTTGTCCAGCCTTCTTCGTACCCTGCATCGTAGTCAGGGTTGTTGTTATACTTATTAATTTTATCTTCCATTAGTAGTTCCAATCTGTGTAGGTTCCATCGCCACCACATTGGTCGCAATCTTGGTCAGGTTCAGTCTCTTCATCATCTGGATTATAGCAGTCACATACGACAAACTTGCAGATGGTAATGCAAATGTCATCGCTGTCATCCCACGGTATTTCAGTAACATAATAACTAATCCTATTAGCCAAGTGATAACCTTGAACAAGATATACACCTTCATCACCATCTAACTCAGTCCATACGGTAGAGTTAGGTTGCTCACAAACAAATAGCACTTCATCACCATAGGTCTCAAATGATGTAGTGTCATCTTTAACTAAATGGTTTTTGATAGGCTTGTACTTATTTACCCATTCTTCATAGGTCATCTCACTCATCAGAACTCAATCTCGTAGTCATCAAACTCAACTGTGTATGAGTTGTTGCCATCCCATACCTTTATCTCGTTGGCAAGTTCAGCCACCTTATCGTGGATGTCATTGTCATCGTTAGGGTCTTCTATCTCAACTTCAAACTCTTGTGAATACCAAAAGCGAACTGTTGCTGTTATCTTTTCCATAGGGTTTACTCTCTCTCTTAGAAGTGGAAATCTACTGGCACTAAACAGTATACACTACGATAGGCTGTCTTGTCAATACCCAGTTTTTTTCTCAGGTATTCAGTCTTTACTGTGCAGTCGCCAGTGTCAAAGAAACCACTGTCCCAGTTCCAATAGCCACGCATAATCTTCAAAGCACTTGACAGGCTAGGAATGTTGGCTTCGTAAATCTCACCAAAATCAAGGGTATCTCCATTAGAATACTTAGTCATAACAGCATTGATAGTAGGAAAATCAAACTCAGAAAAGTATTCGTTGAACTGTGCCAACTGCTTTTGGTCAATCAAATCTAATGCTTCTAAGAATGAACAAGCATTGTCATCATTGTAGATAAGGACAGGAACATCTTCCCACCTGCCACCAACCTGATACCAATCAGACCAGCCACCAACAAAGCCCTCTGATGTTGCTTCGTGGTTCAGCCATTCACCTACTTCTTCCTGTGCTAAGGCTCTAAGTTCTTCGTCTGTGTATTCATCTTCTAAATCAAGTTCTAGTTCTGTTGCTAGGTATTGCATAGTATGCATGGGTTTACTCTTTCTCTAGGTTATATATCTATGATACAGGATACCCCTGACATTTGCAATAGTTCTGGGGAAAATGTTATGCTTTCGTAATCAACCAGGATGTTTACAGGTTTACATAATCATGGGGAAATTGTTATAGCATCGTAATACTACCCAATGTTTATTAGTTTACATAATTATTTTCTGCGCACAAAACCAGGGCAGTCAGATTGCTCCAACCACCCTGGTCCCCTATTATCCCTATATGTCAGCCAAAACATTTCTAGCAGTCTCAACAAACTCATTGAATTCGTCTTCACG